AGAACTGGTTTGCACTAATCTTAAAAGATGAAAAGGGCTCAGAATCTTTACTAGTAGAAAGAAGCCCGTAGCCACTAATGACTCCGTTATTATCGACCTTTACTCCATAGTTAGTATGTATTCCATCAACATCATCCGCTATGATCTCACTAACAGCTTGTATCTCTGCATAGGTGCCATCTGGCTTCTTGACTTTCAGAGCTTTAATTGCAGAGGCTATAGCAGCATCTGGGTACCAAGTATTTCCATTAAGAGCAGCTTCTGACGCATTTTTATCATTTGTTAATTGACCAGTAGCATCCAAGGCATAGCCTATTCTTACTGTGTTATTTTCAGCAATCGCCCCCGAAGTGGTTTGCACTTCATCCCAAGAAGCATTAATACCTGGTACATCCTCTCCTGCCACGATAGTTGTATTTGCAATATAGGGTATAGCGTTATAAATAACCCCATCTCCCGTTGCATAAGATTTCAATGCGCTAAAAGTATCTGATTGTGGAATATTAATAGCCGCAAATAAAGTTTTAGCATCACTTACTACAGTGGACCCATCGCCTATATTTGCAGTAACTCCACTCAATACTGTGGCAACATTCGATAGCCCTGTAATAGGGTCTTCTACAGACGCTTTCAGAGAGGCATAGCTAGAAGCTAAAACAGAAGTAGATGTTACATCTATAAAGTTTAATTGACCAATATTTGCAGTGTTAGTTCCAACAGTACCTGTTAAAGTTAAATGAGACCGTACAAGTGCAGATTCTGATGTTGCCTCTATAGTATTTAAGCTAATTATCTCGCCTTCAGAACTCGCGACTCTAGCTGTTAAGCCCAAAAGAGAAGAAGCTTGAGCAGTAACAACACCCTCAGTATCCGTAACCCTAGCAGATATAAGAGATGTTACGGAAGAAGTTCCAGCAGTTACAGAACTTAAGTCCTGTATCTCTATTTCTGCATCCTCCTCACTTAGTAAAATAGAGTCGTCTTCTGCCTCTATTTTAGTTAATTTAGCAAGAGTAGCAGATACTTCTACTAAATCAAAAGCTTCAATAAGTGCTATATCTCCTTCAACTACGTCAATACGGGTACCTAAATTACTTACCGCAGTAGTATTAGCTGTAGTAATAGTAAGCAACCCATCCACTGTATCATCTATAGTTGTTACAGTTCCAGCGAGTGCTGTATAATCTGAAGATATAGTAGAAATAGTGTTACCTTGTGCAATAACAGTAGAATCCAATACAGATATTCCATTCGTATTTGCTAAGATATTACCATCAGATAGTTCTAAAGCAGCCTCCACGGCGGTTATATCCGCCTGATTAGAGGCGATTCTGGGGTCTAGCAGACTTATCCAGGCGGTTCCGTTCCAGTAATAAGGAGAGTTATTATCATTGGAATCATACCAACGACTATTTATATCAATAGGATCAGGTACCCCACCTACTCCAGGTACGGGGGGTTCGTCTTGGACGTAAATATCTGAACTTCCGGAAGTTATATCCGTTAGAATACCCCCCAGGCTTAACAATTCAGAGTTAGTCGAATCTATTCTGTTATTTAAAAATATAGCAGTATTACTTTGGTAGATGGCCACATCTCCAAGATTTTGTATATCAACGGCTTGACCATTTTCTGCACTTAATACTTCCCCTAGCTCAGTCTCTATGGTAAGAATCTCTTGACGAACTATATCATTAAGAACATCCTCATCAGACAGAACTTCACCAGTAGAGTCCTGTACATCCACCCCAAGTTGGGCACCTACTGTGGCACCGCTTACTGATAAGTAAGAATTAAATGTAGAAGTTGAACCAGCTTTGGTTATTTTTGCTACAATAGTATCTAGTAGAAAGTCAATTCGTAGACCTTGTCGAGCATGGGTACCTGAGTAGCTAGCATTAAAAGATGTATCAATAAGTAATAGCGTATCACTTACTACAGACACTACTTTACCTGCTAAAAGGGTAGTATTAGTCTTAATTATATCTCCTATAATATAATCAGATAAAAAAGAGGTACCAGTACCAATAACCTTATTCGAGTTCGCAGCAATACTGATAGTACCCGTTTTAAGTATAAAAGTGCTGTCTGGGTCACCTGCCGCATCTATAACATTATACCAGTACTGCGCTCTACTGCCTTTTCGTGCGTTATACTTAACGGGGATTATTGTACCTTCACTTGCGTCTAACATAGCAAAGTAGTCTCCGTCAGGAATACTTGCATTTACTGTGTTAAAAGTTGAACTAGCAACAGTTACTTTCGTGTTGCTATTCTGTATTGGATAAACATCAGTGTTAAGCTTAGCAAATTCTATATTAGAAAGAAGCGCATAAACTAAGGGGCTAGAAGAAATTCCACCAATAGCCAAACCTGCGGCTTGTCTTGGTACTTTAGCGTAAAAATAATCTTCTATCTCAAATTCAGTTGTAGTAAATTCCGACCTATTATCAATAGTACTAACTGTACGAACTCCAACATAGTAGTTATCATCTGATACATTCTCAAAAAGATAAGATTTAATAGACGATGTTAAACTAATAGGATTTTCATAGCCTGGAATATTATGAACAAGCTCATACCCCGATACATTATCGTATGGAGTATTGTCTGTATTTACCGGAGCATCCCAGGATACTATAAACTCGTCCCCGCCTTTAGTGTAGTCAGGAGTCCTTAGAATATAAATAGTAGGAGGAGCTGGTACAATGTCAGTTGATTTTAAGGGAGGATAAACAGTATCTTCAAGTACTAAAGTAAAATCTCCTTCTATAGCAGAGTACTTTTCATCATAGTACTCAACACAAGATAAACTATAGGTATTTGCATCATCTTCAGATATATTTAAAATTTTATAGTCTTTGGTAGACGAAGATACTACTTGCCCCAAAGAGTTTGTTTCTTTTAATACCCAAATAGACCCGATAGGTGGTAGGAGGGAAAAAGGTGTACTTACCGTTAAAGAGCTAATCGACCCCGCAGCGGTTGTGACAGTTCTTGACTCAACTACAGTTTCGGAAGGCGCTTCATTTTCTTCATCAACTATAGCATTTTCTATAACTACACTTAAAGTATATGTGCTACCACTGTTGAGCAAAATTGACCTATCAAGAGGTATTTGAGATGAAGACAAGGTTCCGGTACTAGAAATTCTACCACTATACTGTACTCCATACCTATCCGCATCTTGAATAGAAATAACGTCCCCAGGTGTCAAAAAGGCAGAATCTATAGAGGTTTTAAAGCTTATTATTTCTGTTTGATTAACTGCGGTCCACAGCTTCCATTTGCCATATCTATATGCTTGACCTTCTGAAGTGCAGCCAAATGCCATAGCACTCTCAGATATTATCCTACCTGTTTCTGCTATATTAATAGAATCTTCTACTATAATAGGCTCTAAAGCATAGTTAGACTCTGGATTATTCCAACTAACTACTATTTGGTTAGCTCTAGTCTTTGAACCTGTAGACTCATAGTTAAAAGACCCTTCAATAACATTACCTTTCGTAAATAAATATATAGGGTCTTTTGGGGCATCATTTACTGCAACTATTTGAGCATCCATCCAGTACAGCATACCTAAGAAGGTAGTCGCCATATCTTTTAGTACTTTATAAGCGTCGGTAGCTTTTGTTAAGTATAAGTTAGATGTAAATCTAGGCTCTAAGCCCCCTTTTCCATTGGACACCAGCTCGTCGCAGTATTTAGCAATTCTATACAGGTAAAATTTATCTATCTCAGTTGCATCTACCCAATCTCCTAGTCCATATCTATTATTAGTAATTATATCATAGAATATCCAGGCCGGATTATTACTATACTCTAGTTCAGTTTTAAAGCTACCATCCCATAGACCTGTATAGATAGAGTTTAAGCCATCGTTCTTTTCTCTAGTGGTATAATTAGAGGGTAGTTTTATTTTCATGCCTCTAAGATGGTACGTGCGCGTAGGTACACTCTGGTAGTCTTTACTGGAGAATGTCACGTTTGCATAAGCAGAAAATGGGTAGCTTAATTTTTCTTTAATAATAGAAGTTATGCTGGTAATAGCAGCTTCTGAATATTGCTGCCACCTGGAGTCAATAGTGTCAGTTAAGTCTAGGTTAACCGCTAGCCCGGTGCTTCTAGTTAACCTGGTAACTCTAACGTCAAAATCAGAAAAAGGCTTAAAAGGCTCCAAATTAATAACTTCTTCAAAAGTTACGGGGCCGGTGCTTGAGGCTGTATGAATCTTATTTTCTGCAATAGTAACTGTAGAAGCACTTAAGCCTCTATATAAAGTTAGCTCAATTTTATATGAAGCAGCTCCTGTACTTTCATCGCCGCTTTCAGTTTGTACTGTATAAAAAGAGCTATATGAAATTAGTAGCCTGACTTCGTCTACTTCTTTCGCCTGGGCAGGAGTAAGTCCAAAACCAGTAGCCGTAGAGGCAGAGCCTTTTAATATTAAAGTAGGGGATTCTGGGGGGTCAATAGAAGGGTCACTCTGATTATCCTTATTAATTAAAGTCTGACTAGCAAAGGTAGTAGAGATTATAGAGACAGAACCAGTGCCTCCTAAATCTATAATTGGTTCTTGGTTTGCATTGCCATTACGAAATTGATATGTAACTGCACCAGAGTTTTGAATTCCTTGACTTACTAAATCGTCTAATATGCTGGAACCTATTATTATCTCATAAGTCCCTGTAGGAATAGTGGAAGCGTTAAGTAAAGTAATAGCATTAGTAGCAGATGTTATACTTTGTAATACTCCGTCAATTACTATTTTAACAGTATTACCTACGCTTTCCTCTTTAAATATATCCAAGAGTATAGGGTCTTCTACTTTTGAAGAGAATATGGCGTTTGTACTATCTACATACGAAAGAAATCCTGGTACTATAGTACCCGTCTCTTCTATTACTAGTCTAACTAAGTCATTAAAGTACCCAAAGTAGGTAGAGGGCAGCCCATTATTAAATGCCATATCTGCCGTAAAAAAAGCAGTAGGCGTGGAAACTTCTAAAGCTGAGACATTAGAGTCTATTTGAGAAGGTACTATACTCCCTACATTGATAGAAGAAGAGAATACCTCTTTTATTCTAAAATTTCTTACACCTAAATTCGAAGTTGGAATAGTACCGATTAAAGTGGCCGAGGTACTGCCAAAAGTAAGAGATATAGACGGAGCAATCGTAGAGCTATTTGATAAATTTGATACAGCAGTATTCTCTAAAGGCACTATTCTATCATCATTTAAAAAGATAGAGGCTTCTCCATTAACTAATCCTTCAATAGGACCTTCTGAGATTAAGTCCGTAATAGATATTGTTTGCTCACGAGAAAGGCCTATTGTCTTACTAAGCATAGTATTAGTTGCTGCTATTTGTTGGTCTCTTGATGTTACTGATTTTTCAGCCATATTATCCCGCCACGTTTCCTATATCTATTGAAATAGATTCTGCGTTTATGAACCCTACGTACTGGGTGCCATTTGCTATACTAAACCCTATAGGCCTACCTGGTACTCTTAGCTCTCCATAGAGTATAGGTACTGGGTCTCCCTCAATTATATTCTGCTCTGACCCATTAAATAAATAAGCTTGGGGAGCAGCGGAGTCTGTAGAAGGGTCAGGAGCCATTAATTGCTGAATACCTGTCATAGCTAAATTTATAGCCATAGAGGCAGCGGCTGCGGCTGCAAATCCTTGTATGCCCCCCGTGCCTAAGCTAGCGTATAATGTAGTACCACCAATTGGCACCAAAAACATAAAAGCCACAATAGCTATCGCAGCTAAGAGTTTTGCTCCACCGCTCTTTGAGCCCGCAGGCGCTACTATGAGTGATAAGTCTCCTTTTCTTGATTGTACAAGCAGCTCTTCTTCATCGACTGAAATACCATCTACTTGTACTATAAACTCTATACCTTTACTATGGCACTCTATTAAGTACTTGCGAAACTCTGGAAAATTAACATTCATGAGTCTCATAGCATCTCTAAAATTATCCACGTCTATTGTAAATTCTGACCCGAATTTTTCAGCTATTTCTCCCTCTAGGAATAGTTTACGCTTCATATCTATATGTACCTAATAAGTGCTTGACCCAAAATGGGTATAAATTTTCTTTACAAGAAAGCCTTTGCGTTGCATGATGAAAGAATACGTCATTTCCAATATAAACACCACAGTGGTTTCCAATCTTGCTACCTACAGCAAATATTAAAAGGTCATTTTTCTTAGGCTCTACTACTTTATTAAACCCCCAGGTATTTATATGTTCTTCTGTAAAATAATCGAGCCCCTTTAGCCACCAATCATCTTCATATAAAGCTCTTCGTGGTAGTTCTAGCCCTTCTTGGGTATAGTAATCTCTCATAGCTTCAAAGCAATCCGAAATTCCAAACTTATAGGGTCTACCTAATAAAGCGACCGTATTAATAGTAGGCTCTACTACGGTTAATTCCATTTCTGGGTAACTAAAAATATAGTAAGGTAATCCTACAGCATTGCAATTAGCTATGTCACATGAAGATGGCTCCGAAGTCGCGTCTGGGTGACTATGTACTATAGCTACAATATCTGAAGTTCTTCTTATCTTTAAATATTCAGAGGATTTTATAATAAAATCGTCAGAGTCCTTTGCTACATTTGTACAAGGATGCCACTCAAGTTTTCCTTTTTTCACTGCAAGTACACCACAACCCTCTCGGGGGTACTCAGATTCAAAATGGTCTAATATCTTATTTAAACAATTACTTAAATTTAGCACTGCCGGGGAACGCTCCAAAAGGTAATACTTTATTAGTTTCTTTAGTCACAGAAGGCAGCCCATTAATAGGAACAAACTGGTATCTACACTTACACGACTCTAGAGTTTTTCCACAGTAGTCTACTCTACTCCAATATACTGACGAGGGTTCAGGCTCTGCGTTCAAACTGCCTCTAATAGATTTCCATATATGGTTGTTATGTTTTACGTACCTACCATGGGTAGGTACTGTATAACTAGTAACAGAGTCCCATACTGTCCACGTAAATACTTGCTGCCAGAAATCGCTTCCTAAAGGAGACTCATTATTATCTGTAATGCACCTCCAATTTCTGGAACTATAAGTCACATAAGTATCTCTAGTGTAAGTTCCTGCAACCCAAGCAGTAGCTACTGAGTTGAAAGTAGTTTGGCTTACAAGAGGGTGGTCGTCTCTATCAAAAAATGCATCATAAGTCACCCCATCATAGCTTATTGAACTATTTAAAGACCAGCTGCATCCACCCCGGCTAGGGGTACTTCTTCTACCTTGATAAATCCAGGAACAATATTTTCCTATTACAGTTCTATTAGGCAGCTTTATTCCAGATAGGTCAAAAGGAGCTGCAAGTTCAAAAGTAACCATGACTTGATTTTCTGAGCTAATTCTATCAAGAACATACTTTGATAAAGGAAATTCTGTCGGAGTATCTTCATCCACTCCTCCAACTAAATAATTACTAAAAGTAGTTCTTCGAGTAATTTTTCTTCCTATAACATCTTCAAAAGAAAAATTATTATCGTTTAAAGAACTACGGAATAATTGAGTTACGTTAGCTACACTTAAAGTGGGTCGATTAGAGGCACCATCGGAAGCACTAGCAATACCGCTCATTTCAATCGGTAATGCGATATACTCATTCGCATCTGCTTCAGTATTTTTTTCAGGCTCGTCAATAGGGTGAAATTTTACATTACCTAGGTCTGACTCTACTCCAGCATGAAAAAATAAAGTAACGCTATCCGAAAGAGTTAACTCAAATAGTTCTACTAGTGCATATTCTATTGATGGACTCTGTAAGTCCGTTACAATTATATTACTCATGGTTCATAAACTCTTCGAAGAACTGCGGTACAGGAGGAAGTTATGTCATTTACATATGTAATATTATAAGTGTCTGCGACTACTTTTACAGTTTTTTCTCCTCCTGCGTTGGTATCACTTATAGTGTAGTTAAAACTTGTTACTCCTGCTTTAGAATCAAAAAACGCCATTATATCATCAATCTCTGAGACAGGTCTATTATTAAAAGAAATATTATAAGACTCTGTTATACTATTTATGCCGTCTATTAAACGTTGCTCATATCCATCGCCAAATTGTGCTTTAAGCACTCGTGGCGCAGATTGCCTGCTGAGGTTACGGTCTGGGGACACTTGTAAGTTTGCAAATATTGGTCCTAAGTTAAATCCAATTGCCATTATGCTACTCCATAAGGGTTAAGGATGCCCCCTGAACGTTTTTGATTTTGTAGTTCTTGTTGAACAGCCCTAGCTATAGCATTTCCTAAATTACCTGCGTCTGCCCCTGATTGAGATTCTGTAGAGGTTTGACCGCGTCCTTGACTATCTACGGAAACGTTTACAACTACATTGTTGTTTTGTGCACTGCCATTTTTCATTTCCACTGGTATTGACTTACCATTGGGAAGAGGTACTACGGCTTCTGTTCCATGTAAAGTCATAGGGTAACCTGCCTTAGACCCGCTTGCTATACCACCAGTTGCCATACCTGGCATCTTAGCAGCAAATCCAGCTTGTACCTTGTCGGCCATGGATGTATTCATCGTGGCTAAGTTTGTAGTTGCTCCTGCCCCTATTGATGGGCCACTCATTGCGCCCCCTACTGCTGCACCAAGAGCAGAATTTAATAACATGCCCAATATTGAGCCCGACGTAGACCCTGTAGGCCCTAGTAGCCCTGCTAGTACTCCTCCCATTCCTGATACCATTTTATCCACATTAAACGTAAAAACAGAATCGAACACGCCTCCTTTCTTAAAAAGGTCTACCTGCGTTTTTTCCGCCTCATTAGTAGCAGTTGTAAGGGCACCTTGTCCGGTAATAATCTCTTCTTGCAATACTCTTGACTTAACGCCCTCTCCCTTTGTTGAGTCTAGGACAACTGACTTTTCATTTCTTTTATACGATGGAAAAGGTATAGAAGGCCCTGGATGAGTTGGGTAATAATCGTCAGTACCGATTGTGCTAACTGACGGCGCTATTTTAACCCATAATGCGGTATCTGGTGTCAACCCTCTTACTTCTGCCAAACCTGGAGTAGGTGTCATCGCCAGACTTTGCTGAGCAGATGGCTCGACACCATGCTCCGGCACTACTCTAACCCATAGTGCGGTAGCTGATGTCCCCCCTCTTTTTTCTAGTGAACCTTGAGTAGTTTCCACGTTCAGTCTTTGCTGAGCAGTATTTATCTCATTATTATCTTTGGTGATGGCAGGGCCTTCCTTGGCCGCCTTTATCTTGTCAGCAAACTCCTTCCCTGCTGCGGTTAATGAAGTTTGCCATAGTGCAGCAGCTTCCTTTGCCGCAGCAAGTATAGATTCATTCATCAATTCTTCTGGCTTTTTTTTCAGTGGTAATACTATGCTCATTAGTTTTTCAGTTATTTGATTAGATAACTCATCTGCTAATGCATCTCCTACACTTAATAATAACTTACCTATAGATTCTTTAAGGGAAGATTCCTGTCCTGTTATCAGGTCTTTTAAATTAGACTGAAAACCAGACTCAAAAGCTTGAGCGCCCGCCATACCTAATTTATAAAGTCCTGAGTTTAACTCCTCTTGTAATATCATTTGCTCTTTTAAAGAAGCAGTCTGGCCTTGTAATATCTTATATTTCTCATCAGATTTATTTATACCCTCTTTTTCAAGTACTGCTAACTCGACTAATTTAGCATTATATTGAATCTCTAAATCTAAAGATTTTTTCTCTGCTTGCATTCTCTCTTTAACTAGGTCTGTGGCTCTACTTACTAATATATTATGTTTTCTATCGGCGTCGAGTTGATTTATTTGTTGTTCAGTCTCTTTTTTATCAATTAATTTTAGAAAGGCTAATCTCTCTATTAAAGCCTTTGTCTCACTTTCAGAGGTGGTTGTATTAAGTAATAGTTGTCCTACATCTCCTATTTTAAACTTAGTAGCTATTGTGTCAATTTCTTTCAAAGTAGTTTCTAGTAACTCGGTTGCTGAGGTTTTATATTGTGATATATTTTGTACAAAAGATTGAAAGTTTAATTCAGAACTTTTAAAACTTTCATTAAAAGTACTGGTTGTTTGAGCTAATAACTCCATATCATCCGCAAGTTGTTTAAGAGCTGCAGGATTCCCTAGTGCTGCCTCAAAGGCCTTACCTAATTCTCTAGGAAAAGCTTCTAAACCTAGAGTACCTCTAAGTATTTCGATAAGCTGCTTAGCACTCTCCCTACTCTTTTCTAGTATATGGTTAAACTTTACACCCTCTTGGTAAAACATATCCCCGTTAGCGTCTTCCTTAATCCCTCCTTCAACGTCTTTATGTCCAGCACTTGCATTTTGCTGCACCACTAAGTCCGCTAGCTCTCTAGCTGAGGTACTAATAGCACGTCCTAGCTTTATGTAGGATTCGCTTGTAGCTTTAATAGGGTTATTACTTTTATTAGCTACCTTTAAATGCTGGTCCATTGCGACAGCTAAAAGACTATATTCTGTGGTTAGGCTCGCTAAGCTATTACTAGTTGCTTCTATTGTTGCTACAAACGCCAATAGTTCCGCACTGGCCGGTCTAATTAGCCCAAAAAACTTCCCCGCTTCTTTAGCTAAGTCAAAAAGCATCATTGCTATTCCGATAACACCTGCGAGTTTAAATGCAAGATTTATACCTTTACCCGCTACTGAGGCAGCTTTAGTTACTCCCACCATGGCTTTTTTCCAGGCTACTTCAACTCGCATTGCTTGTCTTGATGCGTAGTCTCCAATTTTTCTGAAATTATAGTTAGTCTTTTGAACAAATGTTTCTTGCTGGCCTAAGATATTGCGTAAAGCTCTTTTATATACAACTTGCTGGTACTTACTTAGCTGATTATATACACCTTTCTCTTGCTCAGCATACTTAAGTAGCAATGATGCTTTTCTTTTGTTTACAAATTCGTCATTTTGTAGTGCATATATTCCACTACCGGGTTTTGCTCCCTTAATACCTGACACAGCTACCTTGGCAGTATCAGCACCTTTAGAGGCTTTTTCCATTTGCTTAAACGAAGCACTGGAATCCTCGAACGCTTTTTTAGCTGCTTTAGCATTAGCCACTGCCTTTTTTCCAAATTCATCAAGGTTTGGCAACATTGACCTAACTAATACTAATGCAAATAGACTAATTGCAGCAATTAATGATGTAATATTTTTAGCAAAAAAATTCGCTGCAATTGTGACGGCAGGACCAATAAGTTTTGCAAAATAAACAAACACGTCGTTGAATGCCACCCCAAATTTCTTAACAGCATTACCTTGTATATCTATAGCTTTGGTTGTTCCTGAAAATTTCTGGTCTAACTGTTCCTGCACTTCTACTAATACTGCTTGTTTTTCCTCCAGTAATGATAATTGACTTACTGTTTTACCAATAGATATTGCATATTTCTTTTTTGCGGACTCTAACCTTAAAATAATACCTAATTCATCAAGTAGTTCCGGTTCGGCTTTGGTCACACCTCGTATAAGTCGGTCAAAAGAATCAGTAATATCTCTACCTAGTACTTTAGATACTGAGGCTGCTCCTTCTGCTAGTTTAGTTAGCTGCCCACTACTAAGTCCTGAGGATAAACCTATGGCCGCGGCTCTAGAAGAATCTTCAAAATTTAACATGCCTTCGGAAGCCAGCCTAATCTTAGTAGTTAGGCTAGTTATGGCGATACCTGTGGAGGATGCATATGCGATTTGAGAGTCCTTTAAAACTTTAAGGTCACCAACTCTTTTTAAGAACTCATACGCAGCAGACAAAGCAAAGGCTTGAGCAGCTAAAGTGGCATATATGCCTACTAAACCACCCATACCTTGTGACATTTTAGAGAAATTTTTGGTAGCTCCAGAAGAGGCTTGAGCAACGCCTTTAACTTTACGGTCAGCCTGTCCAGCAGACTTAGCAGTGCTATCTAAATTAGTAGCGGCTTTTTTGGCCTCAAGCGCAACTTTTTTAGTAGTGCCTTTATCGTTTACTGTTACATCTATTTGTACTTTATTTTTTGCCATTATCGTTGTACATTATGGGTGTAGTTTGTCCCACCGCCTGCTTTCGCTTTGCGCTCTTCAGCTTTGCGTTTATTACTTGCTACCTCTGCTCTATGGTTCATTGTCAATCTCTCATAAAGCTTTGCGAAGTACAGTACAATTGATACATTATCTATATTGTGCACTTTACAGATGAATTCACAGTCTACCCAATTTTTCCCCATATAACTACCAGATGTTCCATCCCATATATCAGAAAGCATACTAAATATAAATATTGCTAACTGTACTTCTTCAGGTAGCTCAGAAGTATTTACGGGCATCTTATTAAAATCAGGTTCTTCGCCTAGCTGTTCACATATTTTTAAATACTTATCTACATCTATTTCAGCGGATTGTTTTATTAATTTTTCAAGTAGCTTATGTATTTCTGCTACTTGGTCCCAGTAAAATTTTCTAAATCACCCACCGTTTCCGTAATCCAAGTATCAAACTCTGTTGAGTTTTTCATAAGCAATTCTGCATTATCATTTGTGAACACCAAAGTATCTTCTGGGTCAAGACTAGAGATATCCACTAGAATTAACTTTTCTAGGTAAGAATATTTTAAACCACTCCATCCTTTAATAACCGCTTTTACATACTCGGACATAAATCTTTCTTCATCTAATACTTCTGTAGGCTGGCGTGTTCGTTTATCAAACTTAGTAGTAATTGTTTTTTTACGAAGTTTCAGTAGCTCTTCTCGCCCTAAGTAGCATAGGTCAATAGACATTCCTGGGTGCCCAGGGTAGTCAATTGTAACAGTTTTACTAGGAGTCATTAAACTAGCTAATGATATGGGTGTATCGGTCATAATGTTGGTTCCTTTTAGGTAGATAAATTATTTTATACGGACAGTATAAACAAGTATAAGTGAGAAGTCAAGAATTATTTTTCTTATGGTGCAGAAAAGCAAGGGCTCGTAAGAGCCCTTGCTTTGCACTTTAATTACCTACCTACGTACTTGATAATAAGTTCGTCTGTACCGTTTATAGTACTTGGCAAAGCATGAAATGATGTCTCAAGAGAGATAATATCATCAATGCTATGGGTAGGCACTTCTAAGTGACAGTGAACCATCTGAAGTTGCATTCTAGGTGCTGCATCACCGCCAACTTTAAACAGAAGGTCAAAGTCATTAGTAATAGTTGTAGTGCCTTCAATTAAGTTCTCAAACAAATCAGCGCTTGAGTTAGAATCAGCATTTAAGTAGCAAGTAAAGCTACCAGATACAGACCGTGTTCCAGTAACATGGCCCAAAGGCTGATTAATTGTACCAAGAGTCTCAGGCGTTAAGAACGTCATATTATTAGAAATAGTAATACTACCTCCAGTAAGAACTAAACTATAAGTTGTTGCAGTAGGGCTGGTAGAAACTGCTGTGAGGGAAGTTAGGCGGTTCCGAATAAAATTACCGGTACTGAGTACTGCTTCATACACTGTTGCTGCGGGAAATGAGGCTACTTCTGTAATAAGAGTGGACATGCCAGACCAATTAATAGTAGTAATACCATCAATATCAAAATCTAGTCCTGCTTCGTTAACACAGCAATTCTCCATCTTATAAGTAGTAGTAGTTCCTGCCCCAGCGCCTCCGAGAACAAAGTAAAGATTAAATGTACCTAGTGTTACCTTGTTAGAGCTTGCAAAAGTAATATCTAAATCAGTTGTATCTGCTGTAAACCCTGTGAAAGTATTTGAAGCGTAGTCTGCATCCCCTACCATTGCTGCCCATAGCACTTCCTCTACTGCATGGTGCTTAGCAGTAGTATCTGCGGCACCTGTGCCAGTACCTGCTGAAATAAATGGACGAGCATAAGTAGAGAAACTCCACTCGGCGGGTGCATACGAATCAGTAAACATTTGACGACCCCTGCGGCTAACTCCTGCAGTAGACGCCATTTCATTCAAGGTAATTTCTGATGTGTTTGTTGCTTGTGAAAAAGAAAAGCCATCAAGTACTGGAATCTCCCATACAACGGTTGGGGAATATGCAGCCCCTGTATCTGGGTCTAATAACTCGATGTAGACTTTCGAGTCTCTGCTAAAATATAATGTATCTGCCATAGTATTCTCCTATGTTATCTTGAAAAGGCATGGACGTGAACGTTTGTTCTTGCCAGCATCTTCTAGTATCGAACCTCTATAAGCATTTCTCCAACGCCGAAAGGTTCAAGTACACCTTCATCAGTATCAATACTGACTATAGTGATTTGTTGTGTGTAGTAAGACCTATTATAAGCATCTACGTACTCTAAGCTAGAATTTTCTTCTAAGACTGTTTCTACGTCTTCCATTAAGGCATTAAGAGCGGCTTGCGCGTCCTCTTCCTTAACATAGCATCTTAACGTTACTGATAAAAATCTATCTTTGTACCCTCCAGCCTGATACTCACGAGTCTCGGAGCCAGCATTTAAATGAATAGCCGGAAACTCTTCTACTTCATCCCAAAACTTTAATCTTGGGTGTACATTTTCACTAACATCTGTTAAATACTCTCCGGCGCCGTTTATGTTTTTCAATTTTGTAACTAGAGAGTTTATTATGTTTAAGCGTTTAGATGTATATAATCTTTCATTTGCCATTATACTCTCCGAGTATAAAATCTGCCTATTGCGTATTGTGATGCAATTTCTCTAATAGACAAATTAATTACTTTTCTTGGGTCTCTATCTACACTACCTTGGGCATACCCAGGCTCAAAGGTCTGATAGGGAAATGTATCATAAGTATAGCCTACGCTAGGAAAACCTCTAGCTGTTTGTAAAATATCGGTAACTCTTACACTACCTGCAAATCTTCCGGTTCTATTTTCTAATCCCGGAAGACTCATATTTTTAGTAACTACTCCAGGTAATTGTGCGTTTAATAAAGCTATCAAGGCTAAAGGAGAGGAGGATACACCCCTACTCTTTGCTCTTGGTTTATAGCTTCTAGCTTTTTTAGTGTTTCTTTTATTCTTCCCTACAACCCCCGCAATTACTATACCGGTTTGTGATGGCTTCCTTTTAGGAGCTGAAGTTTTTCTCATAACTTTAGCCCCTTTTATCTGTTTTAACTCAGACATTATTTTGTGTTCTACTAACTGTATTCCATCTTCTTGAGGAGAAGGGCTGCCTTTCCTAGTAAACCACTTTTCATTTCGTGCCCATGCTATAATAGCTTTTTGTAGTGCTGGGGCTATGTATTTCCAATCATTAGGCTCACTTCCGGCAGTGTTAGTTCTATAACTTCCTATATCTACGGTAATATGAGCATCTTCCCTTATTGATACCTTAAAGTCTGTTAAGTCTACCTCAAATTTAAGGTCAAAGCTTCCAAAAGCGCCCCTTAAACTTTTTAATTCATCTGATTGTAAAAAGTTTCTAAAATACTTTGTAGTACCTAGCTTATTTAGACTAGCAGCTAGTTGCGCGGCGCCGATTGTTGTCTCTTTGTGGTGTATTTCAATTTTAGTATTAAACTGGCCTATCTGACTAGCGGATGCCGCTGCTGCAAAGGGCACACCTTTTTTTATCATATCCTCTCGGGTACTTAATCTTCTGCCGCTTTCATTTAGTTTTGATTTTATGTAAGCTAAGCCCGTCCTTTTAATGATTTTCAAAGGAGATTCTGAGTTCTTTGGGCTTCTATATTTAATTTCCAACTTGTTATTCATAGTCTCCGGTAGTTCGTAAGACTTAGTTTTAGAGGTTGGTGACGCATGTAGTTTTAGCAGCTTTATAGCTTCTGTAGCTGCAGCATCAAAAATTTTCCAACCTCTTGGGTCTGGTAGAGACTCATCTTTTTTAGTTAATGATATATAAGAATCTTTATATGCCTCTTTTAAGTTACTATGAGTTATTGTAACTATATGCTGATTCTTACTTATGTCTTTTCTAATTCTAGAACCATCAGCGACTTTAAAAACCTCTTTTAAAAGATTTTCTATTAGTCTCTTACTCATTTAAAAGTTTTTATACAAGTCTAAGACTCGCTTAATGTGGTCAGGGAATGCAACATTGTTAGCTTGAGTAGTGCTTGCAGCGTTCTGTACTGTGGCACCTTGTAGTGTGCGCCGTTCCTTGTGCTCATCTTTAAGATAATAAGTTACCGTGTCTATAACGGCTAGTTTAAGGTCGCTTGGACAAGTAGCATATCCAGCCGTATAAGTAACTCGCACAGCTCCTGGACCCTTTGCCCAGTTTGCATAATTAATACCTCCAGTAGTCCGTAGCACACTATCAGTGTTCTGGTCAAAATAGTATTGGAAAGCACCAGTTGTAAGGACTCTGTAGGCTCCATCATAACTGTCGCGCTCTTCCACACTAACTATAGTATTAACAGGACTCTCGGTTAGCTGTACTATATGAGTATCCCAGTTAATATTCAATGTTTCAATCTTATTAGTTGTGTAATAGTCGATTATACTATTGCCACAATAAGTTTTTATTAATTGACTCACAGAGGGAATTAAAAGCCCTAGGCGAATATCTTCTTTTGTAGATACGATGCCTTGAGATTGCTTGTATTCCTCTAATGTTATAAAATCTGACATAGTAAGTCCATTAGTAAAAACTTAGGGGAGCAAGCTCCCCCTTGTTTCTAGCTGTTTAAGCCTGGGTAACAATCTTCATGGCAGAGTAGTTACCTGCTGCGTCAGCAACAAGCTCTTCAAAGCCCAAAGATTGAGTAGCGACGATAACACGACGCTGATTACCAACTTCGTAATCTGTCTCTACTGTTACACCACGAAGACGTGGGATAGCGTAGTTACGCAGGTTAACTGCATAGGCAGCAGCTACTGGAGTACTACCATCGCCTTCGGCGAGGAAGCTGTCAGAAACGACTACGGGTGAACCGTAGACGGCACCGATAGCACCAGTAATCTTGGTAGCAACATCAGAACCTACATCAGTGATATCAGCAAAACCTGCATCTTCAATCAGCTCAAAGTAGCGAGCCTGTGATACAACGTAAGCAACGTCAGATGGGCTAATACCGTATTTACCCATGCTCCTACGAAGAGACAGCAGGTTAGCAGCAGTAAGCTTAGTTGCAGATGAAACATCCAGAACAGTACCACCAGAAGTAGCATAGCCAGACAAACCAGTGATAGAACCACTACCATTGATGATAGCATTATCAACTGCACGAGCGTGAGCACGGGCAACAGACTCAACCAGCATAGGCATCAGATTGACGAGAACTTCTTCATCAACGTTGTTGTCCATGAAAGTTTGGCTAATCAAACGGTAAGCATTCAAGATTACCTGTGATGGACGGTAGGTGTTGTTTGAAGCATCACGGTTTTCCAGGTTACCAGCAGCAGCAGCGCCAGTTTGGAAAACAGCAGGCTCAACATCAGGCTGGATTGGCAGTACAGTAGCTGCACCGTTTACTTGGATTTCGCGGAACAGACCAGCGGTACGAAGCATAAGAGTTACTTCTTTTTCGATTTGACGAGAAACTTCCTGGTCAATATCGCCAGCATTGGTAGCATAGTCGATACCAGCTTTTTCCATAACGCGGTTGGCATAAGAAGTGTTCATGCCTTTGCCAGTCATAGTACCCAGCAGAGACGCATACATGAAGTCTTGGCCCCACTTAGAAACGTCGCCTTTTGCCTGACCACGGTCAGAGAAAACACGCTTGCTGTCACGCATTTGAGCGATTTCAACAGACTTGTCTTCCAGCTCTTTAGAGAAACGAGCAATTACTTCGTCCAGCTTTGCGTCTTTTGCAGACATTTGCTCTTGAACGTCAGCCATCAATTTCTCGACGCCTGATTGAATACCATTTTGAATGGTGGTTTTTTGGGTTTCCAAAGCTACTACTTGAGCTGCTTTAGCTTCGTGCTCTGCTTTTTCAACTGCTTTTTGCTCGGCTTGCTTCATTGCGATTTTAGCAGCAGTTTCATCTGCTACTTTTTTAGCAAAAGCTTCCAAGTCGATATTGGACAAATTATCCATTTTGATCTCCTTTGTTGCGGATATTTCCGCGCTTTTCGGTGTGTGGTCACTAGCTATGCTAGAAGTATTGACTTCGTCCTTAGCCAGAGACTGACCGGCTAGATCTACACGATTAGTGAAAGTTTTCTTGAAGGCTTCGTACTCTTCAGAAGAGTCAAAGGACTTCGCCAGAGAAAAAGTAGCTGATTGATTACAGGGCACGGAAACAACCGATACCTCAAACAACTCAGCGTCCTTAATCATTAATCCATCAGTTTCCTTAATATAATCAGCATCCTTGACTCGGAAACCAACAGAAAAGGCTCCAAGAACACCGTCTTTCACAAGCTCAGCAATATTGCCTGGGGCATTCTTGCTAATTTTGCATTCAAGTTCGAGGCCGTTGGGGCCTGCTTTCATGCCTGTGGCTCGCCCAATAGGACGGTCATAGTCATGATTAAAAAGAATTATAGGATTCTTTTCAAAATTTCTCAATCCACCTTTCTGCCAAGCTTCTGCTGAGATGGAATCACCAGCGCGGTCAAAATCTGCGGTGCTTGCCATGCCTCGAATGATAACGGAACCGTCCTCATTTGCAAGAGCTTTAAAAGTAGAAGTAAGACTAAAGATTTTATTCATCTTTCTCTTCTCTAACTGCTGGTTTAATAGCAGGCCGGACCGCTGCCCTAACAACTGGCTTTGGTGCTTTGGGAGGCTCTGGCACAACTTTAACCAGCGACTCTTTTTTACTCTCAATCATAGACAGCAGCTCCGGCTGTTCAGTATGCAACATTACTAGCATTCTAGAATATGCTCTGAAAACTCTACGAATGCCCGAAAAAGGTATAGGCTTATCTTCTGAGTCAATATATTCTTGTTGAGTAAGTATTTTATTCTTTTCACAAAAGTACATGGCTAAATTAGCTAAGGCTACTTTTCGTTGTTTTACGTTAGACATTATTATCATCTCCTGATGTTACTGGCGCGCCACCGACGCTTGGGTCGGCTGCTGAGCCTGCTATATTTGCAGGTACTCTTATTTCTTGAGTGCCCTCTACAGGAGTTTCAAAACCTAAAGCATCTCTTGCTTCTTGTGGAGTAATAATACCTCCATTTACTAATGAAGTATAGTAGGCAGCTGCATCTCGTAGCTCTGGTTGTAGTGCAGGAATATCACTAACGTCTTCGTTTAGTTCAAATCCAAAAAATCTTTCAAAGGCAAAGTTCATCTTTCTTACAATAGGAAGTACTGTTTCCAGATAATACATACGCATATTTGGGCGAATGTTCGCATTATTTCCAGAGTCTAACATGATTGGAGGCACTCCGAGAGCTTTTAGAATAATCTTCTCGCAGTCTGCAATCGCATTTTGAAAGTCAAGTTCTTTAAAGTTCACATTTGAAATAGAGTCTACCTCAATGCCACCGTCTAAAATTAGGGGGCGGCGTCCCCCCGCATCTGGCTTGTAACGAGCCTGCCAAGACATTAACATACGGTCTTTAATTTTCTCAGACAAAGTATTAGGTGATTTTAGTACAAGTCCTGGAACAGCTCCATTCTTGAAAAAGTTATCTTGAAACTTACGCATACTTGTAATCAGTTGCATAGTACGCAGAGCAGGGCTTAGCCTAGGAACTCCTCTATAGATAGAATAGAAAGAGTTTTCTTTCACATGAATAATCTCGCTAGGAGAATAGTTTATTTTACCATTAAACGAGTAGTACTCGACGTAAGTGGTATCACTTGCATGAATAGTCATTTTACTGGCAGGCAGGTGATACAAATGTACGCCATCAAAGTATATAAATATGTTACCATCAATTAAGTAATCTATAATTAGATTACGTTTAAATGAGTTGATGTCTTGGAAAGGGTTAGGCTCGTAGTTTAATAATAAGTCTACTCTAGAGCGTTTAACACCTTTTGCTACACTAATGCCTTTATGCTGTAAACCCACTTTAGTACGAATCTCTGCACAATCGTCTACAATAATATTAACGGCTCTATTTACAACTTCTAATTCTTCATAAGCTCTTTCATAAGAAAAATGAGGCTCGCGAGAGGGTTCCGTCTTATGGTCATAATACGGTTGTGCTGGATTTAGCTTTTCCTCTAGGTCTTCTTTATTTGAAGCCCTATTGAAAATATTATCATACCAAGCCATATTTCTCTCTCTGTATTTCTACCCAGACTATCTGCTTCTTTGCGGTTACAAGTGCAGGGTCTTTCCCGTAAATTGAATGTAGCTTTAAATGATGAGTGCGACACAGAGTTACAGTGTCATCATATAGCTCCTTTGAGTGTTCTTCTATAAAATCATCTCGGAGTGATTGTATATACTCAGGATTATGTTTGTTCTTTGCCATCCATTCATTTAACAAGGGTGTAAGGCTATAATAGTGATGAAACTCAAGTAGTTCTGTTTCCCCGCATATTCTACATTCACCTGCTTTTTGGTATTTTGCTTTGGCTTTGTCCCTTACATATTTAACGATATCTCGTTTTAACTTAGGCATATTCGTTTTCTTGTGTTTTCATTAGAAGAATTATATCTAGTTTAAGGTAGCATGTCAATAACTATTTTTGACCAGGTATCGCTAGAAGCTGGTGGACGAAGTTTGAAATGAATACAATGCGTATCGCAAGGCATCTGCCATGTGGGATGCCATATTATGCTTAGGTTTTTCTTTTAACAAATTTGGATTGGGGTCCCACTGATAAGCATCTACGCAAATTAATGACTCTTTCTGAAGCTGGTCTATAATTAATTTATCATTGTCAATAATTGTAGCTACTTGAGAAATACCATCTAGAACGGACTTCTTTGCATTTATAGTACTAATATCATAATTTTGAGCAAAGTCAAACCTGGTCTGCTGGGCTGCTGAGTCTATGTATATATAATCAATGTCCCATCTATCAATAAGTTTTTGTATCTCTATTGCGTGTTGCTCTGTGGTTCTCTCAGCGTTTAGATATTCGGCTACCAGGTAGTACTTCTCGCTAACCCAGTCGTAAGCGATTACGCACATTGCGGTCGGGTCTTTAAATCCTACGTCTAAGCCTGCAAAAACATCCATCTCACTTGTATCAAGATTCGATAGGTCAGCAGTGCAGTCTTGAAAGTTGAACTTCCATATTTGTCCTTCATAGGTATTAAAGTCTGCTTCATATTCCTGTCGGAATTCTGCGTCTGACATAGATTTACGCGCTTCTCTAATATCACTTTCCGACATACGCGGGTTATCTCTATAGGTTGCTCTTATTGAAGCCCACTCAGGAAACTCATCAGAATGCCCTCTATAGTAGAACTCGGAGAACCAGTTGTTGCGACCCCGCGGGGTTGATATAAAGATAGCTTTTGAGTTCGGTTTGTCCAAAGTTGGTCGAAGCGCTACATTGAAAGCATCCTTTCCATCTGCGAGCGCAGCTTCGTCAAATATAATTAGGTCGTAAGAACGACCAACGCAGGAATCTACCTGGTTAACAGAACCCATACGAATGCTAGACCCATTTGAGAGTTCTATAACTTTATCTTTTGCATTATCTTTTGTAACTTCTAAGTCAAAGTGTTTTATCAGATTTCTCTGTAAATCAAAAGAAATCTGAGACAAGGCGTAGTTAGGGGACATGATGAGGA